CAGCTTCGCAGCATCTTCACGAATCACACCGGGCTCTACACGAGCCTCTGAAAGGGACCGCCATGATGAACCTAGCCAGCGTCGAATCCACTGCACACGACCCCACGAAGCCCGTCCGCATCGAGCTCGGGGGCGAGGTCCGCTGGGCCTCGGTCGCCGATTGGGGCACCGTCGCCGACGAGATGGTCGCCAAGTACGGCGGGACCCCCAAGGTCTCGAACGTGAACCCGCTGCCCGCGAAGGCGCTCGCGCCCGTCAACACGACGTCGGCGAGCACGGCGAAGGCGCCCGAGCCCCGCGGGGGGCACGACGTCATCGGCGAGCTTCGATCGACCTTCGCGCTCGAGGCTGCGCGCGCGGCCGGCTTCGCCCCGAAACCTACGATCTTCCGCCGCGGGACGTCGGTGAACGAGACCGGCGTAGCGAACGCGACCCGCTCGCGCGCGACGCACGACTCGATGCCGAACGTCAGCGTAGCGTGCGCCGACTTCGTGACGCAGATCGACCGAGAGCAGCGCCGCGACGAGCTCGTCTCGCTCGCCTCGATCCGCATGACCGACACCGGGATCCTCGAATTGCCGCCGACCAAAGAGACCGCGGGCGGCCCGGGCTACAGTGTGACCGAGCGCGCCTTCGAGACGCTCGTAGGCTATCACTCGGGCATCGGGGGCGCGGCGTACCTGACGAAGTGCTGGCCAGAGCTCCGCGCAACGAACGTGAACGCGTGGATGACCGCGCTCGGTGAGGAAGAGATCCGCCAGCGCAACGCGCTCGCGGGCGACGAGCTCGCAAAATGGGAGCCGCGCTCGGTGCGCCTTCGCACGCGCGAGTCGAACAGCGTGCAGGTCCCGCGCGAGGTCTTCGGCGTCGTCTCGCCGAAGCGCTACACGAACTTCGACGTCGACAAGGTCGCGCAGGCGCTCGACCGCGCGATGCCGAAAGACGCCAAGTGCCGGATCGTCTACGACGGCCAGGGCGCGATCTTCGACGTGCAGTTTCACTCGAACGTGCAGCCGAAGGACTACGTCTGCGGCGAATTCTTCAAGGCGGGGATTCGCGTCCGCACGGACGACACGGGCGGGGGCTCGCTCGTCGGTGACGCGACCGTGTTTCAAAACCTCTGCCTGAACCTCATCATCATCGACCGCGCTACGGCGCCGCTCTTCCGCCTGCGCCACACGGGAAGCGTCGAGATGCTCGCGACCAAGTTTGCCGAGGGCATGAAGACCGCGCTCGACAAGCTCGCCTACTTCCTGACCGCGTGGGACTACGCCGTCGACGACACGCGCGTCCTACCCTTCGAGGAAGGGATCGAGGTGCCGACGAAGCTGTCCGAGCTCATGCCCGGGCTCTTCAATTCGATCATCGAACGCGAGCTCGTGCCCGTGCGCGGCCGTCGCGAAGAGACGATCCCCAAGCTCTTGACCATGTGGGAGAAGGACACGAGCTACGCGGCGAAGGGTCACAACGAGGTTTCCCGCGGCGCGATCGTGAACGCCTTCACGCGCTACGCGCACGAAGTCGAGCAAGACGACTTCGCGTCCGACGAGATCGAGCGCTCGGTCTCGAGCCTCATCTACGGCAAGGGGAGCGCTCGACCCGCCCCCCTGACGTACCTCCCCCTCGGCCGCATCGTGGAGACCGCATGAAGAAGTCGAAGAAGAGCTCGCGCGATCAGGCGCGCGAGCTCGCGATCAAGGAACCGCTGCCCGACTCGAGGAAGACGATCGAGATCGAGATCGTGCAGAACTTCGAGGGTCTCGTTCTCGGCGCCGAGATGTTCACACTCGGCGACGACGAGGGCTCGATGATGACCGGCTCGGGGTTTGGGAGCGACGCGATCGTGATGAAGTGGCGAGGTCGCCGCGCGCTCGTGCGCGGGAAGGATCTCTTCACGGCTTGGGTCGCCACGTGGGACCCCGACAGTGCGAAGAGGATGTCATGAGCTCGCCCGACTTCGAGATCTACAAGATCGGTCTTTGCTGCGCCTCGGTCTGCTCCACCCTATCGCTCGAATAGACGACCGAGCGCCTCAACGTCGAGCACCCGACCGGAATCACGAGCCGATGGGAGCCGTCGAAGGACGCGACCTTCGCCGACGGTAAGTCGCCGAACCCGTGCCCGTGCAATCAGAATCCCACGACCCACAAGCACTACCTCTTCAATTGCTGACCATGAACGCGAACCAAGAACTTGCCGCCGCGCTCGCCGCCCATCTCCCCGGGTGGCGGGCGCCTGCGCCCTCCCCGGACGCCGATTGGGGTCTTCTCGTGCGCGCCGACGGCGCCTCGTTCTCGATCCGGGTCGGGGGCTTTCGGGCCGAGGGACGCGTCACGATGCGCGGGCAGTCGCCGCGCTTTCGCGACGGGACCTACTACTACGGCGGTCCCGGGAAGAGCCGCCACGAGATCACGTGCGACGCGAAACGCAGCCCTGAATCGATCGCGAAGGACATCCTTCGCCGCTTCTTGCCCGTCTACCTCGAGCAGTGGGCCGAGGCGCTCGCCTACGTCACGAAGCACGACGCGCACGGCGCCGAGGCTGAAGAGGTCGCGAAACGACTCGCCCCCGTCGTGCACGGCCGCGTGGGCGAGAACAAGTCGAGGCGATGCGACGGGGTTAGCATCTTCGCGCCGCTCGACACGATCCAGCGAATCGCGGTGCAACCCGGCTACGACGGGATCTACTTGAACAACGAGGTGCGGGTCGACATCGACGCGCGCGGGCTCTCGCCCGAGGTTGCCGCGCAGATCCTCGACTTGATCCAGCATGACGAACGCGAACGCAAGCACGCCCGCGTCGCGGTACGCGCGCCCGACGTCGAGAGCGAGGTCGAGCTCGACGACGACGAAGTCGAGAGCGTGCGGAGGATGCGAGCATGACCGCCGCCGACGAGCTCTGTCCCATGTGCTTCCGCCCGAAGAGCGAAGCGAACGAAAACTGTACACACGAGAGGATCCCGCCGAACTTCTTGCGCGCGAACGGCGACTGCATCTGCGACGGGTGCTCGAAGCCGTACCGGAAACATCCTCTCGCGACCGAGCCCGAATGCCTCGGCTTCGACGGCCCTTTCTTGCACCGCCTCTGCGACGGAACCCTCGTCAAACTCTGAAAGGAATCCCATGGCCACCAATCGAGACACTGTCATCACCCCTAGCATCCTGACGCAACTATCGAAGGTCACCCTCGCCGATCTCGTGTGGGAGCTCGTCGGGGTCACCACGTCCGGCTCGACCGCCGACGACGAGATGAGCGAGCTCTTCCGAGCCGCAGGGCGCGTGAAGGCGCCGCACTCGGACATGCGCACGCTCTCGCGCGCGAAGGAAGGGCTCTAGGTCATGTGGATCTTCACTCCCTTCGGCTTCTTCTCGTGCGTCGCGCATCGCGAGAAGCGAGGCATCGTGATCGTTCGCGCGCGGAACCTCGTCGACCTTCGCCACTTCGCCATGTTCATCGTCGACGCCAGCGAGGGAGAGATCCCGAATCCGGCCGTCGTGCGCACGCCGAGGGCCGACTACTCGTGCCGCTTCGAGGTCTCGAGCGTCGCGCTCGGTCGAGCTCTCGACGTCTTCGTTCGAGAGGATCTCGAGTACGGCAACTTCAAAGACGAGGTCGCGAAAACGGATCTCCCACGAGCTCGGCTGTATCATGAGGTGTGGCACGTGCTTCGCGAAGGTCTCCGATGAGCTCGAAGAGGTCCAAGCTGCTCGCGTGGTCGGCGCTCGTTGCCGGCCTCAGCGTCGCAACCGGACTCTCGATCCCGCTGCCCGAGCTCTCGCCCGAAGACGAGTGCGCCCTGTACGTGAAGCACACGCTCGATCAGCTTCCCAAGGGCAAGCCGGCCTTGATCCCGTACCCACCGACCTCGTTCAAGCTCTGCGTCGACCGCATGCGACGGGTCAGGGAGTCCCGAGCTGCCCCGCGAGCTCGTGCCCGATCCGATGAAAGAATCGCGCACGGACGTCCTTAGTCTGCGAGAACTTCTCGAAGACGGGGCGCAGGAACGGCCGCGCCGGGGTCCTGATGACCGCGACGGCCGCGCCGCCACCCGAAGGGCCCGTCTTCGGCATCTCGATCCCGGCCGCTGCTAGAGCCGCGTGGAAGAAGGCGCGGCTCTTCGGCGTGATGGGCACGACGATCGGGCCGGCTCCGTTTTCCTGCATGTCGGCCACGTTGACGAGGTCTTTCCCCGTCTTCGACTTGGCCGTTCGGAGCACGCCGACAAACACTTCTTCGCCCCCGTTCTTCGGGACGGACACGACCGCGTTACGAAGATCGGCGTTTCGCAAGAGCGCCTTCGTCCCCCTGAACCCCTGAAACCGGCGCACCGCCAGCGTGAACTTGGAGAGCGGCGTGAACGCCTTGCCCGCGGGCGCTTGCTCGCGCAGCCCTTCGAGGATCTTGCTGCGAAGAAACTCGCCCTCGTAGAGCATGGCCTTCTTCGCCGCCGCCTTGAAGCGCTCGTCGAGACCCTTCATGATCTCGGCCGCCTTGCCCCAATCGCCGAAGAGGCTCACGCCCTCGGACATTACTTCGCGACCCCCTGCTCGCGATCGTCCAGGGCGACGATGAAGAGGTCGCGGTGCCCGGCGAGTCCCCACGTCGGTTTCACTTCGGTCACGTAGAGCCCGGGCAGCGTGCGAATCGTCTGGATGAGGTTCATGCACTTGTCGCGAATCGAGACGACGCGGTCGTTCACGCGCACGAGGCACTCGCCCGTCTCGGGGACGATCAGACTCATCGCCTCGAGATCCTTGCGCGCCCACACGAGGGAGAGCTTGAACTCGGGGACGTTGCCCGCGCTCATCTGCATCAGCGCCTCGAAGGTCGGCGCCTCGATCTGCGACGGGATGAAGAGCGGCTCTTGCTCTTTTCTCTGCGTCGTTCGCGTCGGGTTCGACACGACAACGATCTCTTTGAAGTCGTCGTCGTAGCCGCCCGTGACCTCGGGCGCATCGGGCGACTGCTCGGTGACGGCTCTCGTCGCGACGGCGTCGAGCATGGCGATCTCGACGTAGAACGCGTGATGGATCCGCGGCCTCACACCGACCCCAAGCGCGGCGGACGGATGTAGCTCTGCAAGATCGAATCGATCTCGGGGTCCCCAAAATACTCGCCCCACTTGCGCGGGTCGACCATGTCGATCTGCGTCTCGCGCGTCTTCTCGCTCTTCACGCGCCAGCGCCATTGCGCGTCTTCGCGCTTGTCGGTGCCGACCTTGTGCACCTCACGCGCGCAGATCAGACGGCACGCGTGCTGAATGAGCTCGGGCGTCTCGCCCCACGGCGAGCCGTCGGGGTCCGTGAAGCCGAAGAAGCCGCGCACGTGGATGTTCTGCACGCCGATCGGCCACGCAAGCGAGCGAAGCGAGATGCCGCGAAAGGGGATGAAGCGGATCCCGTAGAGGTCGTCCGAGTGCACGAACTCGAGCATCGGGTTCTCGCGATCGTCGGGATCGATCATGCCCTGCGAGAGGTGCCGATTGTAGATGCGCAAGAGGTCGAGCTCGACGACGAGGTCGCCCGACTGCGTCGGCTCGGTGTCGATGCCGACGGACGACACGGTCACGATCGGGGGGCCGAGCTGCAACTTGCGCGACGAGTTGCCGCCGAGCCGTTGCGTCGTGTAGCGCGGCTCGAAGTAGCGGTTCGTCACGCGATCGATGTACGCGCTCGCCTTCATGATGAGGCGCTTCAGCGTGACGTCGCTGACGTCCTTCACGTCGCAGCCGATGAACGCGCGCGCGTCGGTCACGAGCGAGTAGAGACCTTGCGGCGAGTTGTACGCCGTGAGCGAGAGATTCGACTGCACGCTTCCCGCGGCGACGACCTCGAACACTTTTCGGATGACGCCGCTCGGAGGGTTCTCGCTATTCGAGAACGAGAGGGTCGAGCTCACCGGGTTCGTGAGCAGGTAGGTCCACTCGATGAGGTACTTTCCGATCGCGGCGTCGCTCGGGACGGTCCACGCGGCGACGTAGTAGCCCGCCGTGGGGTTCATCTGGTCTAGTCCGGGCACGAAGCCCGACGACGTGTTGACCTTGACGATGTCGTTCACGAGGTCGACGGTGTGCGGACCGAAGACGACCGTAGGGTTCGCTTCCTTATCGGGCGTCGTGATGTCGAGGATCCGAAAGGACAGCGAGAATGCCGGCACGGCTTGGCCGACGACCTGCGAGAGGAAGATGAGCGCAGGCGATGCCGCGCTCGAGACCTGTCCTCGGTTCAGCGAGATCATGCCCCCATCCTACAGGGGCGGTCCTCGGTCGAACAGGGGTTAGCCGGTCGCGTCGGCCACGCGCATCGAGCGCTCGCGCCGCGCCGGCTCTTGCCCTCGCCGTGACGCGAAACGGTCCTCGGCGGGCTCTCGAGCGGTCCCGGCGTGTCGACGGTTGCCGTGGAGGTCGCCGGTCGTGAGGTCGTTCGCCTCGTCGGCCTGCGCGCGCTTGTCCTTGAGCTTGCGTTCGCGCTCGTCGATGCGCTTGGCCTCGGCCGCGTCGCAGACGTCGAAGGCGAAGGGGGACTGATCGTCGCCTTCGATCTGTTGGACGCCCGCAAGGTGCTTCGCGAGCGTTGCATCGACCTTGTACCACCCCTTCTTTTCCTCGAACTTCTTGCCGGTCGGACCATGCACGTAGGTCCGCATCACGTGTCGGCGTCGACGGTCATAGGGCTTGAGGCGGACGAGCTTCGTGGCAGCTTTGGTCGACATGACGCCACTCTAACAACGAGTGACGGCACTGTCCATCCCCTTACGGATTCTCGAGCGGGGTGATGTCGACGACCCAATGGATCGTCCCCGAGTAGGCGCCGGGGGGCGTGAAGGTCACGTGAAGGGTCCCGCTCACGACGGAGAGCGTCGGGGCAGTGCTGAGCGCGGTCGTGTCTCCGGTCGCCCCGCCGAAGATGGGCGCAGTGGTTCCGCCGCCAGAAGGGATCGCGACGCCCCCGCCGCCAAGGTTTCGGATCGACGCGCCACCGTTGCCCGACCTCGTGACCGCGTTGGCCACGTCGACCTCGTTGTACTGGATGTCGAGGTGCGCAGCCTTGCCGGCCGGGGGTGCATACCCCGTGTCGACCGTGACCGCTCCGGTGTTCACCGTCGTCGCCTTGACCTCGATCGTCGCGTCCTCGAGCACCGTGACGCGCGACAGAAGGTCGTGCAGGACCGCTCCGACCGCAACGACGCCTTGATTCGGCGCGACGTTGGCGCCGCCCGACCCGAACGTATTCGGGTCGACGTCGCTCGGCTTGTACGGGGGCGACGGGCCCACGATCTTAGCCGACGACGAGCCAGTCGAACGAGGACAGGTCCCCGGTCTGCACCGTGAGCGCGGCCGGATCGAGCGCCTCGACGACGAAGTGACCGGGGGCTCCGATCGTCTTGTTCGTGATGTCGAGCTCGCCGAGCGCCGTCGAAGCGTTGACTCCGGTTCGCTGGATGAAGATGCGCGAGCTCGCCGTGATCGTCGCCGCGACGTTGCCGCTCGCCCCGAGAGTGAGCACGCCGCCTCCCGACTGGATGCCGAGGTTCCCGAGCGTCTGCGGCGTGGTCGCAAGGGCCACGTAGCGGCCGACGCCCGCGCCCACGTCGGTCGGCGCAACGTGCGTCGAGTCGGCCGCGACCGCGCTCGCGGGCTCCCACGTCCAAAGCGTGTACGTGTCAAGGGTGACGATGAGCTGCCCGTCCGCTCGGTCGGCCGCGACGATCGCGCGGAGCGCGGTCGGATTCGCGACCTGCTTTGCGTGGCGCTTCATGATGTCGAGCAGGACCGCGCCCATCGCGGGCACGCCTTGGTTCGGCGCGACGTTGGCGCCACCCGACCCGAACGTGTCCTCACCCGCGATCGGCTGGACGTCGCTCAGGCTGAAGGGCGGCTGCCCGTTCTTGCTCGTTCCCATGATCTCGCTCCTCTTGAACTTCGCTTCGCCTCTTGCCCCGTGCCGCGCCCGACCCTCTTAGGTCGAGATCGCGAGCACGTTGAACGTGACGCCCGAGAGGTTCGTCGTCGCGTCGACCTCATCGAGCGGCGTGTCGTCCGCGCCCGACTGCTCGAACACCTTGAGCTTGTCGGTCGCCGGCACGTAGGCGACGACGTAGCCGCCGCAGTCCTGACCGACGACCGCGACCACCTGTCGACCGTCGCCGAAGAACGCCTTCACCGCGGCGCCGAAGCCCGCGAAGCCGCCCGTCGAGTACGACGCGTCGCCCGTGAAGGCGAGCAGATCGAAGAACGTCGGGGCCGACGGCTGCGCGCCGATGCCCGTGACCCCGGTGCCGACCGTGACGCCCGCGACGAGCGTGAGCGCCGTGAGCAGGCCCGGCGTGCTCGACGGAAGCACTTGGAGCGTGGCCTGATTGCCCTTGCGGACGGTCGTGATCGAGACCGTCGAGGAACCCGACGCGACAGCGGCGGCGGGCTGCCCCGCGGCGGCCTGCGCCGTCAGCTCTCGATTCAGGACAGCGACGAGCTCGGCCGCGGTCGCAGCGGCGAGCGACGCGTAGTCGGCCGCCTTGATCACGACCCTGACGTAGTCGCCGCCGTAGACCGGAGACTGCGTCGGAGAGATGACGGTCGGGGGACCGTCGATGAGGAGATCGAGCTCCGCACCGACGAGAAGGTGAAGGTCGAACGTCGCCGCGCCAGTCGTGATGACCGCCGCCGTCGTGTTGCTGAGCTTGCCGTCCATGTTCGTCTCTCCCTGATCTTCTCTTCGTCGTGGTGCGGCTCTCGCCGCGTGGCCTGACCTTCTTCGGGGACCCTTACTGGATCCTGACGTTGATCGACTTCACCGTCGCGGGCTCGTGCGCGAGCTTCATGTCGAAGCGAATCGTCGCGACGATGATCAGCACGCCTTCGGAGACGAGCTTGTCGGTCTCGACCCGGATGTTCCTCCAGATCCCGACGTTGATGTTCTTCGGGTCGGTGAGGACGACGTCCGTGGTGTTGAGCCCGCCCCCGAGGTTCTCGGGGAAGAGCGGCACGCCGACGACCGGGATCCCGCCGTACATCACGGGGACGTCGTCGGTCGTCCACTTGTCGCCGCCGATCGTGGCGCGCTCGCCGAGCGAGTCGCGGTAGTCGAGCTCGGACTGGATCGAGGTGAGGAATCGCAGGTCCTTCTTGTTGCGCTGAAACTGCGAGGGCATCGCCTTGATCATGGTGTGGAACGTCTGCTTCGTCGTGAACGTGGTCGCCTGATCGACGACCTGCGACACGACCTGTTGAAACAGACCGCCCGACGAGAGGCGCGAGAGGAACGGATCCGTCGAGCTCGTGTTCGACTGGATGATGCACTCATCCATGTCGGTCGCGATGCGCTCGGCCATGAGCTGCATGATCGTCTGACGGAGCTGCCCGCGCTCGATCGAGTCCTCGAGCACCTCGTTGTTGAGCCGCACCTCGGCCTTGAAGAGCTGAGCGTTCAGCTCGACCTCTTCGGTGTCCGGCTTCGAGCGGTCGCCCACGGGGAGCGCCGTTGCCTCGGTGCCCGCGTGGAGGATGCGCTCGCCGAACTGGATCTTCTCGATGAGCTGCTTCGGGCTGCGCATCGGGACGACCGTGGCGAGCTTCATCACCACGGCTTCCTTGATCAGGATGCGCATGAACTTCTGCGCCTGCGCCGGCTGAAGCAAGCCGCCGTCGGTCGTGATGTCGGAGAGGGCCAGATCGGCCTTCTGGAGAATCGTGTTGTTGTCGAGGATTCCAGCGGCAACCGTGCTCATGTCTCGTTCTCCCTGTTCTCTCTCTCTCGTCTCGTGCCCTACTGCGCCCTTGCCCCTTCGCGCCGATCAGTCGACGTCGAAAAAGCTCTCGCTCTTCTTCACGCCGTCTCGATGCGGCGTGTTCATGTCCATCGGCCACGCGGGGCCCGGCGCAGATCCGCCGCCGCGCCTCTCGACCGGGATCGAGTTGCTCGGGACGATGCCCTTCTCGACCTTCGAGAGGCGAGCCGTCAGAGTCTTGTTGACCTCGATCAGCGGCTTGACGACGTCCTCGAGAACCTTCGCGACCTGCGCTTCGAGCGCCTTGACCGCGGCCTGACCCATCGCGTTCGTGGGCGCGTCGGACGGGTTGCTGGCCTTGTAGCCAGGGGCCGGCTTGGTCGGGTCACCCGCGTCGGCCGCATGCTCGCCCGCCGAGCGCGGCGTCTCCATGAGCTCGGAGAGGATCGACTGCAAGTTGCCGAGCGCTTCCTTGAAGGAATTCAGGCGGGCGCCGGCCATCTTGGCGCCGACCTTGGCGACCGCGGCCTTGCCGACCTTCTTCATGTACTTGTCGGCCATGGCGCCGAGCTTCTTGTGCGCGGCGAGCACCTTCTTCATGTGGACGTCGCTCGGCTCATCCTCTTCCTCGCCCTCGAGATCCTTCGCGAGCTTGCCGAGCTCGTCGGCGAGCCCCGCGACTTCCTTCGCGAGCTTCATGCCCTGCGCGTCGGCCTTGGTCGCGCGCTTGGTGCCGTCGCGCTCTTCGTCGTTGGCGAACACGCGCTTCGCGGCGCCCGTGAGGCCCGCGGCCTCGAGCACCTTGCGCGCCTTCTCGTTCTCTTCGGCCTCGGCCGCCTTGCGCGCCTTGGTCTCCTCGTCGTCCTCGTTGGGCTCTTCCTTCGGCGGGGCGCCCTCGCCGGGCTTGCCGAACGGCTTCGCTGCGCCGGGGAACGGGGGCTTCTTGCCCGCCTTCACGGCCGCCTCGTTCGCGGCGTGTGCCGCCTCGTTCGCCGCCTTGAGGGTCTTCTCCTCGTCGGTCTCCTCGGCCGCCTTCATGACCCGAGTGAAACCGCCGCGACCATTGGAACGGAGCTCGCCCATCTCACCCTCGCGTTTCACGATGAGGAACCGTCGCTTGTTGGCAGCACGATCGACCATCGAGACTTCCTCGACGAGGATGTCCTTGAGTCGATGAACGCCATCTTCCGCGCCGGCCATTCAGAACCTCGAAATGCAAAATGCCCGGAACAGAGACGCGAGAGCGTCTCCATCCCGGGCATGAGAACCTCAGCAACCCGGCGACCCGAAGGTCGACCTTACGCGAGGAAGTCTGACAGGCGTTGGACGCGCGTGTCAATCCCGAATTTTTCAGCCTGCGTCGAGCATCGCCCGGACGGCCTTCGAGAGGGACTCTTTCGGCTCTTGGTTGAGGAGCGCCTTGATCTGATGGATCGTCCCCTCGCGCATGCTGCCGTAGTATTTTTTCGGAATGTGATCCTCGTAAGCCTTCTTCGCTTCGGCCTGCGAGTCGTAGCCGATGAAGAGCTTGTACTCGTCGAAGTCGCCGTCGTCGTTGACTTGCGTGACCCAGTAGGCGAAGGGCGAATTCCCGTTCGGCCCGACGAAGACGTCGAGCCCCTCACCGTCGCCGCCCTTGGTGCGCGGGATGAATCCGTAGTCCGTCTTGTACTCTCGCTTCCACTCGTTGCCCTGCGCATCGACGCCCGACTGCGTCGAGCCCTTCGGACGATCAACATGAATCGGGATCCCCTGGAACGCGATCTTCTTCTCGGCCGCTTCCTTGCGTGCGAGATACTTTCGATTCGCCTTCGGGTCGGGCTGACGGTTCGCGCTACCTCCGATCGAGAAGCCGGTGAGCGCTCCGCTCTTCACGTCGGCCCAGAGCTTCGCGTCCTTCACGCGAACCGCCTGCATCCACGTCCCCTTTTTGACGTGCTGATCGCCGATGTCGAAGTCGCACGGCGCGAGGTAGCACTCGAGTAGCGCGACCTTGCCGTTGACGATCTCCTTGTGCATCAGCCCTTGGTTCTGGAACTCAGCCATGTACTTGTGGCACGCGTCGCGAACCTCGTCGGCCGAGTAGATGTCCTTTTGCGCGTCGACGACGTCGGGTTCGAGCACGATGCCGAGCACGTAGTGTTCATCCGAGTCTGCCGCCTTGACGATCTTGAGCTCGCGTTCCTTCTCGTGATCGCGCTCTCGCACCTTCGGGTTCCCGGCGACGTCGAATTGAACGGCCGGCTGAAGTCGTCCCGCCTCGCCCGTGCTGAAAGTCGCGTCCGCTTTCTTCGTCCCGGTCTCGAACCAATCGCTGCAACCATAGCGAGGATCGTCGAGAGGCTTGCCGCTCTTGTCGCGAAGATCCGTGTAGCCGAAGAACGCCTCGTAGAAAGGCGACCCGCAGTGATTCGCGTTGTCCTTGCGCTCGAGATACTTGCAGTTGGCGCACGAGAATCCGTCGGGCTTGTCGAGAGCAACGAAGGGAAGGTGCCCCTTCGGAAGTCCGAACTTACCCTTCTGTCGTCGCGCCGGCTCGCCCGCACCGCCCGGATCCGGGTTGTTGAACTCGGCCTTCCCGAGGAGCGCGTCCATGTTGGCGTCGAACTTCGCCTGCACGGCCTTCTTCTCTTCGGCGGAGAGCGCTTCCCACGCGTCCTTGAGCGCCTTGCGATTCTCAGGACCGATCGCCATGGCGATAGCGCCGCTCCACTCGATCGGGGGGCCGAACGACTCGAGCATCTTGCGCGGGTTCTTGGTCGCCGCCTTCGCGAGCTGGAACATCGCCGCGATCTTCCCGACGTGATCGGGCAGCGGGTACGGGTCGAACGAAGCGAGGCGGCGCCACTCGGCCGCCATGCCCGGGTGCGCGTTGATATGCTCGCCGAGCCGCTTCACGTGGTCGAAGGCTTCGGCGAGATGCTTCGACGCGTGCGACGCGTTCCACTGCGCCGCGGGAAGATCCTTCGACGAGATCGCCGACTCCGTGTGTGCGCGCGCGTGCGCGATGTTGTCGGCGACGGTGTCGGCGAGATGCACCACGCTCCGCGGCGCGTCGTCGGCCTCGCTCGGCTTGCCCGGATGCTTGTCGGCCGCCTTGCCGAGATCGGGAGAGTCGTCGCTCGGCTCGTTGTACTCGCGCACCTTCGGCTTGCCCGCGCGCGGGTCGCCCGGGTACGTCGGGCTCGGGACGTCGCCCTTGTCGAGCCAAAGGATGTCGTCCCCACGAACACCGAAGCTCGCGACGAAGAGACGCTTCACCGCGTCGACGCTCACGCCCTCGCCCGGGCGAAACTGGAACACGCGACCGAGCTGCTCGAGTGACTTCCGCGCCTGCTCGGATGCGACGGCCGTGACGATGTACTCCTCGCCGAACGAGCTCAGAGACTTCGCGAGCACCTCGAGCGCGCCGTCGTTCACGTCGCCCGCGTCGATGTAGACCACGCGGCTCGCGCCCGATGCCTTCTTGATCACCTCGGGTCCCGGCGAGAACACCTCGACGAGCGACTCACCGTCACGAAGAAGCGATGCGGCTTTGAGGAGAGGCCACTCGGCCACGGCTTCAGCGTCGCCGGGTACGCCCGCTTCATACAGCTTGTGCGACATGACGACGGGGGCGAGCTCGCCGTCCACGGACGCAAGCGACGTCCAATCGAAGAAGCCGCTCGCGATGAGCGCGTCGCGGCACTTGCGCGCCTCGTCGCCCTTCTGCTCCCAGTAGCGGAACTCGTAGGGGATGACCTTCTCGAGCGCGAGAGGAAGCGCGCTCACGCCGTCGGGGGGCATCGGCGCGCCCTTCAAGACCGCGTTCGGGATGAACTTCGTGTCGATGTACGTGGCGAGCCACGGGTGCTTGTCGAAGAGCGGGGGGAATCGATCCGCATCGCGACCTAGCGTGAGCTGACCGGCGCACTCGCCGCTCTTGCTGATGAAGTATTCGTGCGACGTCTCGGTCTGAAGCCCGAGCTCGATGATCGGCTCGTCGAGCTTCGCAACATCGGTCGCAAGGGTCTCGTCGAGCATCTCGTAGGCGAGCACGCCCTTCGTAAGGGGCCAGAAGAACCGCGACCCCTCGAGCGAGAAGCTCTTCGCGACGAGCTCGGGCGCTTGGTTCATCTCGACGCGCTGCACGTCGAGCGTCCACGCGATCGTGGCGTCGTTGACCGGGACGACGAAGTCGAGCTCTAGCCGCTTCTCGAGGAAGCGAAGGCGAAGCTCGCCCTTCGTGCCGCCCGTCTCGGCCGGATACATGAGCAGATCTTCCACGTGCTCCCACTTGCGCGCGGGCGCGAGCTGCTCGGGAACGCTGACGCTGACGCTCGACCCGGTAACCTGAACGTGATCGCCGTCGGGGCCCACGTCGCGAATCTCGAGCACGTCATCGAGCTCGACCTCGGGGCCGAGGCTCTTCGCGATCTTGAAATTGGAGACGAGGAGATGCGTCAACGTGTTCGAGCCGCCGCCGCCCGAGCCCGCGGTGCCGTGCCTCGATGCCGCCATGCGGCCGACCTGACGAGCCTGACGCATGCGCTTGACCTCGAAGCCTGACGTGTCGAGCTTGCCGGTCGTACCGTAGGTGACGAGAAACTTCCCGCCGATCTTCTCGAGCACCTTGCGAAAACGCGCCTCGTCGAACCCCTTCTCGCCGATGCTGCCCCACGAGTTGCTGCCCGCGTAGGGAGGATCGAGGAAGTGAAACGAGCTCTTGCTGTCGTACTCTTTGATCGCGCGCTCGTAGTCGCCCGACATCAGCTTCGTGTGCTTGAGCCGAGGCTGTAGGTCGGTGACACGCGCGGCGACCTTGCACGTGCGCCCTTCGCCGTCCGATCGAAAGATGCCTTCCTTCCGCTTCCCGAAGGTGAAGTGCTTCAGGTAGAGGAACTTGTGCAAACGATCCATCTTCGAGCTCGGCGCGCTCGACTGGATCTTCTTGAAGAGCGCCGCGGAGCCTCTCCAGTCCTTCGACGCGAGCTCTTCGAGCTCACCCTTCGTCGCACGCTGCATCGCCTTGTAGGCGAACATCACGTCGTCGTCGGTGTCGTTGAGCACCTCGACGGGCGACTCGGCCTTCGCGAAGAAGAGCGCGGCCGATCCGCAGAACGGCTCGACGTAGGTGTCGTGCGACGGAAAGAGCTTGACTAGTCGCTTCGCGATCAGGCTCTTGCCCGCCGAGTAGCCGAACACCCCAACGGGATGAAGCTTCTCGACGGGCTCGTCGCCCTTGTCGCGAGAGACGATGCGCTCGTCGGGGTCAGACTCCCCGCGAGGCTTCGGCGTCGCAGTGCTGTCGGCCTTCACGAAGGCCCCCGCTCACTTCGCCGGGGCTTTGTCGGTTCCCCAATCGAGCGACTTGTTGATCGCCTTGCCGTCCTTGTCGACGGTCGGAGCCGCGAGGTCGTCGGGCCAGATCGTCCCGTCGACGTCGGGCGCGTTCTTGGCGACGTCGGCCTTCGCGGCCGGCTTCTTCGCCGGGGTCCCGTCGGGGGGCTCGGCCGCACTGGCGCCGGCTGCGCTCGCGCCTTCCTCGACGTCGCCGGCCTTCCGCTTCTCGAAGAGGCGCTTCGCCACGTCGGGCAAGCCGGCGTCCTCGAGCGCCTTCTTCGCCTTCTTGTCCTCTTCCTCTTCGGCCGCCTTCGCCGCCGCCTTCTTGGCTTTCTCCTCGTCGCTCTCGGGCTCGGCTTCCGCCTTGAGCGCCTTCACGAGCTCTTGCAGCGGGCCGAGGGTCTTCGCGATGAAGCCCTGAGCGAACGCCGACTGATCGGGCGCGCTCACCGGCTTCGCCGGATCGATGAGCTGGTTCTGCTTCTCTTCCATCGCGGTCGTGTCGGGCCACGTGATCGGAACCTTGACGCTCTCGCTCTCGCCGTCGACGTAGTTGTCCTTGAACACCGACACGGCGCCGAGCAGAGACTTCAGCCGCTTGGTCGAAATGGCGGGCTCGTCGCTCGCAGCCTTCACGATCTGATCGTGCGCATACGCGACGAACTCGGCCGGCGTGAACTCGACCGACTTCGCCACCCCCACGGTCGCGCCCAAGAGGTTTTCGATCTTCGTCAGCGTTTCCTTGATCGTGCTCATGTTCTTCTCCGTGTCGATGCCGAGGGCTCGACGAACCTTGTCTTGCAGCGCTTGCTTCTTGTCGGCCGAGAGGCCGTCCGTCTGAGGGATCCTCGAGAGCGCGTTGTGCGCGTGCGCCTCGTCGACCTTGCCGCTCGCATCCTTCCACGGAAGGTGACGAAGCGACCGCGGCTTCGTCTTGCCCTCTTCGTCCTTCTCGCCGCCGCCCTCGATGAAGAGGAACGACGAATCGGGAAGGTCGTTGACGAACGCTGTCGACCACTCGGCCATCAGTCGTCCCCCGGCATCCAACACGCGCGCGCGTCAGGAACCCAGTCGGAGCCGTTGAGCTCGGCGGTCAGGTACTCGGACACGTGGTCGAGCGCGCGTTGCAGCCCCCACTTGAGATCGCCCTTGAGCTTGACGAAGATCTTCGCGCAGATCTCGAAGCGCCGCTTCACCTCGGCGCTCGAGATGCCCGAGACGCCCTGACGCATCGGGTGCGTCTCGAACGACTTCGCAATCTCGCGCTCGAAGGCGATGGTCACGGTCCCGACCTGCCCGTCCTCGACAAGCTTCACGAAAACACTGGTAGGTGCCGAGACCGCCGCCGCCATGAGGGGGAGCCTATCCCGCTGGACGCCCCTTGAACAGCCCTCAATGCGACGAGATGCCGCTTTCCTCTAGGCGAGCGTCAGGACCCCGTTTTCGTCATGGTGGATGTCCTCACCGCTGCCGATGAAGCGCCACGGGCGAACCTCGCCGAGCTCGGGCATCACCACGACGATCTGTTCGAGGTCGGCGCGAGAGAGCCTCGCCGCGGCATCCGCGAGACGAACCTTCTTACCCCTCAGCTTCCCGAACTCGGGAAGGTTCTCGAGCATGCCCGCGTCGGCCTTGTCACCTTGCTTTGGGTCCATCGTCGATCTGCTCCGCTTCGATGATCATGACGTTCTTCGAGCCCTGCGCCTTGTAGCGGTTCGTCACCTTGAATGTAGCGTCCTTGTGCAAAATAAGCTCGTCCTCATCCTCGTGACGGCTGATCGTCTCGACCGCCACGGCGTGCTTTTGCTTGAGCACGAGGAGCACGCGGTTTCGCGTCGTCACCGTACTGCCGTCGGGGTTGATCCCGCCGAAGCCCATCGCGATCCCGGGCGTGCGCGAGGTTGAGCTCGTCGCGCCCATCTTGAACTTGTCGTCGTTGAGGAACGACCGCATCGTGTCGTCCGAGAGCTCGTCGAGGCCGCGGTAGACCGTGCACGGACTCGGCTTGCAATTGGGGTTCGTGAAGAACTTCTCGATCTGATCGGCGTTTCGCTTCTCTTGCTCGTATCTCGAGCTCCCAAGCTCGGCGCGCGCGACCGCCTCAGACTTGCTCTCGACCTTGCGGATGTCGCTCGAGTGCGACCCGGTGAAGTCGCCGACGGACGCCGTCTGCGCCGAGTTGGCGGTAGGGAGACGGTCGTGCGCAATCGCGCGATACGACCCGGGCACCTCGGCCTTGCCGGCCTCGCGTTGATTCTGACTGATCCCGACGTCGGTGCCGAAGGGAATCGGGACGCGACGCGGGGGCAGCGGCTTCGCCGGAAGGTGACCGATGATGGGCTGCGATCGATCGGCGGGCGCGGGCCTCTTGAGCTCCTCGGCCTTCTCTTCGAGCAAGGTCGTCCTCGCTTCGAGCATCTCGATCATCTTCGCCTTGTCACCCGCGGGGAGCCCCGGAGAGATCTTCTCGACGTAGCCCGCCCATCCGCCGTGTGCGTCGCGCAGCGCGCTCACCTTCTTGATCTCGGGGAGGATGAGATCCTTCATCTCGGCCGGGCTATCGTAGCCCGCCGCGTGCGCGATCTTCGCGTAAGACGGGTTCGTGCCCGCGTCGAAGAGCTTGTCCCACTCGGTGATCTTGTTGAGCACCGCGTCGGGCTTGCGGCCGGCCATCGCGCGCATGAGGAACGATCCACCATTGTCAATGCGAACGATCTGCCCAGCATGATCGACCATCAGGTTGTCGAGCGACTTGCCCGCAACGTCCCAGTTGCCGACGAGAACGTCCGCGACGAAGCCCTTCATGACTTCCTTCGCGCGCTCGGGGGTGAGCCCGCTCGTGCCGAGCGGCTTGCCCGCGACGATGTTGCTCGCGTAGGCGGTCTTCCCTTCGTGCTCGAACACGTTGGAGCCGGGGGCGGCGTGGCCGAGGTCGCCGTAGATCGAATTCGCGAGATGCTCGCCGTAGGCTTGCGATGGATCCTTGTAGAACTTGACGTAGCGGCTCACGCCGTCGGTGCCCTTGTAGAAGCCGCCTTCGTTCGATCCCTGCGCGGCGCCCGTCTTCTCGCCGAGAATCGTGCTCGCAGGGACGGACGCTGACGGGTGCGCCATGGCGGGCGAGAGCGGCGGGGGCGCGACGGGGTGAGCCGACGGCGTCGCGTGAATGTGCGTGACGTCTTCGTTCTCGGGAGGGGACACCTCTTCCTTCGGCGCGATGACGAGACCCGGCTTCAGCTTCTTGTCGAGATCGACGACGTCGCAGTAGGCGAGCTTCTGCCCCATGAGCTTCTGAGCGGCGATCTGCTCGTGACCGCTCAGGATGAAATACTCGTCCTTGTACTTGACGACCTTCGGCTTCGGCGCATCGTCGAGAGCCTTCGGCTTCTGAATGAACTTCGCCGTCGGTGGCGCGTCGAAGGCGGGCGTCGTCGGAACGAGGTCGTCGATCTTCGGCTTCTTCGAGA